CTACCGCCGGAGACTATGGCGCAGCTACCGCCGGAGACTATGGCGCAGCTACCGCCGGATACCGTGGCGCAGCTACATCGCGTGGGAGCGCGTCCGTTGGCGCAAATGGCATTGCGTGTGCGCGCGGCAACAACGTTCGCGTGAAAGGCGGCCTTGGCGCGATCCTTGTTATCGCCGAGGAACAGCCGACCGACTACAACATCGCGCATTGGAAGGCTGTCGAAGTCGACGGCGAAACGGTAAAGGCGGATACGTGGTATCGGCTGGTAGACGGGAAACTGGTGGAAGCAGGTGACGCCGAATGAAGGTATTCGGCGACCCGCGCGCGCGGGCAAAGGCGCGCAGATACATCGTGTGGTGCGCGGAGGACGTGCTGTTCTGCACGGGGCTGTTCGGCGGCATCGCGCTGGCCGGGTGGGTGTTTCACGTGGTCTTCGCGGCGCTGGGGGTGGCGTGATGCAACACCTTGGCGATATCACAAAACTCGACGGTGCGACCATCGAGCCGGTGTGGTGCGTGACGGGCGGAAGCCCGTGTCAGGACCTGAGCATCGCTGGCAAGCGTGCCGGTCTCGCAGGCGCGCGAAGCGGCCTGTTTATGGAGCAGATCAGAGTGATAAAGGAGATGCGGGAGCATGACAAACAGCTTGGTTGGGCAGGAGAGCTTATTCGCCCAAGATACATGGTGTGGGAGAACGTCCCCGGAGCGCTCAGCAGCAACAAAGGCCGAGACTTCGCGGCCGTGCTCGAAGAGACGATCCGCATCGTCGAACCGGAAGCCCCCGGTATTGAAGTGCCTGAAAAAGGCTGGCCTACCTGGGGCGGCTACCGCGACGTGGACGGACGATGGAGCGTGGCTTGGCGAGTACACGATGCGCAATACTGGGGAGTGCCCCAGCGTCGTCGTAGAATCGCGCTTGTCGCAGATTTTGGAGGCGACACCGCCTTTGAAATACTGTTTGAGCGCGCGGGCGTGTCAGGGGATCTTGAACCGCGCGGCGAGGCGGGGGAAAGACCTGCCGGAAATGCTGAAAGCGGTGTTAACCCAGCAGTCGCAAGAAGTCTCACCGCAAGAGCGGACGGAAGCCCCTGCATCGACAGAGGCCCCAACATCGTAGTGGGGCCGGTAGCAGCAGACCTTTACAATGCCACGATTACAGGCGATATAGCTGCGACAGTGACAGCGAGAACGGGGCAGTATGGCGATGCAAGCGGACCGTCGGTGCTGTGCGCCGGCTTTAAGCTGGGTAACAGTGAACAGGCGCGGAGCATCGGCTATCAGGAGGAGCTGTCCCCTACGCTGAACGCCGAGCGCGGCGGGAATAAGCCAGCTGTGGTTGCACCTGTGGCATACGGCATCTGCTCTTACACCAGCAACAGCATGATGTCAGGCAATCCCCACAGCGAGATCTATGAAGCGGACACCAGCCGGACGCTGGACCTCAACGGAGGAAATCCGGCTTGCAATCAGGGTGGGATCGCGGTGGTACAGCAGGCTTTTGATATGACGCACGCCTGCGATGTGATCAGAGAATGCGGAGAGACCGCGCCGAGCCTGCAAGCGCGAATGGGAACAGGCGGGAATCAAGTGCCGCTGACGTATCAGATGCAAGACTTTGGCGATTACCGCCGGGCTGACGTTGCCAGCGCGTGCAAACAGCGGGACTACAAGGACAGCACGGATCTGGTTATCGGAATTGACGGAGAATGCAATGCCTATATAGAACAATATGGCACACTGCGAGCGCACGCGAGCTGCGGTGCGGAAGAAACGCTTATGCATCGCATGGTCGTGCGGCGTCTGACCCCGCTGGAATGTGAACGGCTTCAGGGATTTCCGGATGGCTGGACGGACATCGGCGACTATACCGACAGCACCGGCAAAAAGCGCAAGACATCCGACAGCGCACGGTACAAGGCGCTCGGCAACAGCATCGCGCTTCCGTTCTGGCGATGGATGTTCGGGCGCATGGCGGCCTATCTGCCGGAGGGCGCGACGCTCGGCAGCCTGTTTGACGGCATCGGAGGCTTCCCGCTGTGCTGGGAAGACGTGCACGGCGCTGGAACGGCAGTATGGGCAAGCGAGATCGAAGAGTTCCCGATCGCTGTGACCAAGAAAAGATTTGGAAGTGGAAACATGATTCGCTACACGTTGAATATTGAACCGCCGGTCGAGCCGCCAGCCTACACCTGCCCAATCTGCCCGGTGTGCGGCGAAGAAGCGGACACGCTGTATAAAGACCGGCAGGGGAATGTAATCGGATGCACGGCGTGCATCACGGAGGTAGACGCATGGACATTGTAAGTGACACCTACATTCGCGGCGGCATCCCGCAAAGCCGCTATTGCCGTAGCTGTGCGCACTATCAGGTGCTCTCCGGAAGCAGCAATAGTGGTGGCGAACCCGGCGCAAGGGCGTGCCTGTACATCCTCGACACCGGCCATCGGCGGGGATGCTTGCCCGGCCCCGGCTGCAATAAGCGCATCACATTCGCGCAGTGGCGCGAGAGCAAGCGCGGCCGCGCCGTCCTGCGGCAGAAGCACAGCCAGAGCCGCCCCAGAAAACGGAGGGCAGAACCATGACGACTGACCGCGCAACCCTGCGCTATATCCTCGCCCGGGCGCGCATCTACTTTGCCGACGAGCACATTGCCTGTGATTATTGCCCGTGTCTGGAAACATACAGCCGCAAGCAGTGCCGCCTCACCGGCGAGTATCTGCTCGACACGCGCACCATCGGGTACAACTGCCCGCTGGAGTTTGATCCGGAAGGGGGGAAAACACCATGAACAAATTCCGATGCCTGCACGCGGACGAGATCGAGTGCCGCGTGCAGCAGGTAAAGGATAACGGCCTTATCCTCTTGCTCTATAAAGACGCGCGCTGCGACATGACCATCCTGGACGAAGCGGTCGGTGCGATGGACTGGCAGCGTGAGCACCGGCGCGATAACGCCAACTGTGTTGTCTCCATCTGGGACAGCAAAAAAGGGCAGTGGATCAGCAAGGAAGACACCGGCAAGGAGTCCAACACGGAGGCGGAAAAGGGCCTCGCGTCCGACAGCTTCAAGCGCGCGTGTGTTAACTGGGGCATCGGCCGCGAGCTTTACACTGCACCGTTTATCTGGATCCCGGCAGGGAACTACACTGCCAACGGCCGCAAGTGCTATGACAAATTTGCGGTCGAGAAGATCGAATACACGAAGAATGCGGACGGCTCCGACCGTCACGAAATCCTGAACCTATCCATCCGCAACACAACCATGAACAAGCGCGTGTTTGTCCACATCGGCAGCACCGCCAAAGAAAGGAAGTAAATAACCATGATTATTCGCACCAGAACCGGCGACTGCATCGTCGCCGGGCGGCTCTCCAGAGATGCCGAATTCTCCAACGTCGGCTCGAAAAACACGCCGCTGACGAAGTTTTCCGTACCTGCCCGCGACACCGTGCAGCCGGACGGCAGCAAGCAGACCGAATGGATCAACTGCGAGGTCTGGTATGAGGCTGCCATGAATGCCGCGCAGCTCAAAAAGGGTGATGCCGTCATCGTCTGCGGCCAACTCTCCACGCGCAGCTATACCACCCGCGACGGGGAGGATCGCAGCGAGGAGCGCCTGCGTGCAGACGCCTTTGTCAAAGCGTCCGTCCCGGTCTCTTCTTCCAGCGTGGAGCAACTTGCCTCCGCCTATCCCGGCGTCGTGCGCGGCGTCGGAGTTGTCGCGGACGACTTCACGAATGAGCCAAAGTTTGAGACCCTGCCGGACGACGAATCCGACCTGCCGTTCTAACTGGGGCGCGCCATGGCAGAAAAGCGAATGTTTGCGCGCTCGCTCATCGACAGCGACGCGTTTCTGGATATGCCGCTCTCGGCACAGGCGCTCTATTTCCACCTCAACATGCGCGCGGATGACGACGGGTTTGTCAACAATCCAAAGCGCATCACGGACTATGTCGGTGCGGCCTCGGACGATCTCAAGCTCCTGCTCGCCAAGCGCTTTATCATCGTCTTTGACGATTCCGGCGTCATCGTCATCCGGCACTGGCGGCTGCACAACACTCTGCGCTCCGACAGATACCATCCCACGAACTATCAGGCGGAGCTGTCGCGCCTGTGCATCGCCGAGAACAAAGCCTATACGGAGCAAAAGAGCGGACAGAAGGAGGCAATCCATGCAGGAGCACCGGCGGCTCGGACGGCAGACAAGCAGAAAAAGCCGTATGGAGAGTGCAGCAACGTGTGGCTCACAGACGAAGAGCTTGAAAAGCTGCGCCATGATTATCCTGCACACTTTGCGGAGTACATACAGCGATTGTCGCTGCACATTGACGCAAAGGGCGCGCGCTACAACTCCCATTATTCCGTAATCCGCAAGTGGCTGATCGCCGACGGCGTGAAGTCCGAACAGGAGAAGACGGCTCCGGTGTCAGACCGTGACGATCTGGAGAAGGTCGAGCAGATGCTCGCCGCCATGAAGGGGGGTGCGCCGGATGCCGACCATGCTGGCGCTTGACCCCGGCAACCGGGACACCGGCTGGTGCATCGTCGATACTGTCACCCGCGCACCGGTGCAGGGGGGAAAGGACGAGAACACGCTCGTCTCCGGCATTGTGTCCGTCGGCGCGTTTACCGTTGCCGCGATTGAGATCATCGAATCTTACGGCATGGCGGTCGGGCGTGACGTGTTCGAGACGTGCGAGTGGATCGGGCGCTATAAGCAGCTGCTCGACGCCCGCGGCGTACCGTACCACATCATCACCCGCAAGGAAGAGAAGCTTACCATCTGCGGCAGCCCCCGCGCGAACGATACCACCATCCGCCACGCGCTGATTGACCGCTTCGCGTCGCACGACTTCCGCAGCGGTAAGGGCACGAAAGCAAATCCAGACTTTTTCTACGGCTTCCGCGCCGATCAGTGGAGCGCGTATGCCGTTGCAACGACCGCCCTCGACCGGGCGGAGTACGAAAAGGAGAGTGTAACCAATGGTATTAGCTGAGGATATCATCTTTGCCGTGCGCGATTTGCTCAATAACGACAAAGGCAACCTGAATTTTTCACCGTCAGCGCACTACGCGGTGCAGAAGCTGATCGACTATGCCGAGCAGGAGCATGAGCAGCGGGAAAAAGCGGAAACCATACTCTGTAACGAGCGGCGCAAGGCGCTGGCGTTTTCCGCCGAGGTGGCGCGGCAGGAACGCACGATCGACGACTTGCGGCAGCAGTTGTCGTTTATGCAGCAGGCGCGGTGGGACGCGGGGGTGTGAATATGGACGTGGTAGAATTTTTTAGCGAATTCAGACGGATGTGTAAATCGACCAGCGATTGCACAAAGTGTGAGTATCACGGCGACAAATGTGATAACGCCATTGAGCTTTTTGAAAAAACCGTTGCGATGGTGGAACAGTGGTCAAAGAAGCATCCGCACAAGACGCGGCAAAGCGTGTTTTTGGAGCAGTGGCCGAACTGCATGATGGACGATGATGGCATTGTCGGGATGTGCCCAAGAAATATTGACAAGATGTATGTCTGCAATTTAAGCCGATCTGGTGGGTGCACAGATTGTCGCCGCAAGTTCTGGATGCAGGAGGTGGAGTGATGGGGGCGAATCAGTGAATGCGATTTTGAATTACCCCGGTGCAAAGTGGGGCATGGCACAGGAAATCGTGCAAATTATGCCGCCGCACAGATCCTATTTGGAGCCGTTCGCCGGTTCTTTGGCCGTGCTTTTCAGCAAACCGCGATCGGCGATCGAGACCGTGAACGACATCGACGGGGATATCGTGAATTTCTTCCGCGTTCTGCGCGCAGAGCCCGAGCGGCTTGCCCGGGAGATCAATTTAACGCCATATGCGCGCGCAGTCTTTGATGATGCGCACGAGAATCGCGGAGAAACAGACTTCGACCGCGCGGTGCGGTTCTGCATCCGTAGCAGGATGGGGCACGGCTTCAAGACGTATCAAAAGACCGGATTCAAAATCGACGTTTATGCGCGTGAGCGCAGTTACTGCCTGAACTGCTGGAACGATATGCCCGAGAACATACGGGCCGCGGCCGAGCGGCTGAAAGAAGTACAGATAGAGAATCGCCCGGCGCTGGAGCTGATTCGGCGTTTCCGGCACGAGAACGTGCTGATCTATGCAGATCCGCCGTATTTGCTTGAAACGCGCAGCGGAAAGCAGTATCGGCACGAAATGACAGACGCAGACCACGAGGCATTGCTGGCAGCGCTGAAAGCGCACCCGGGGCCGGTCATCCTATCCGGGTATCATTCGCCTATGTATGACAGTGAACTGCACGGCTGGAACATCATCGAGCGGAAGGCCTATAACCAGAATGGAAATAGGCGCACGGAAGTGCTCTGGTGCAATTACGAAATACCGACATTGATCTGATAAGGAGGACAACATTGAAATGAACAGGCTTACGTTTGACGGCAATTTCTGCGAAATTGCTCAGTGCCGGGAGCTGCCGTGCACGCACGGTGGTAGCTGCACACAGCGAAAGGTGTGGGAAAAGCTCAAAGCCTACGAGGATCTCGGCTTAGAGCCGGAGGACTACAAGTGCACCTTAAATATAGACATTATTGTCCGCGCGGCGGCTATTGCGCTTGGCGTGCCGGTCGAACAACTATGCAATATAGTGAAGCTTGGGAAGGCCGGGCGCTTGATGGTACTGCCGGAAAAAGGAGAAAGCGATGGCTGAATACGCGAAAATCGAAACAGCGATGGTAATCATATGCGATCTGTGCGGAAGTTTATATCCGGACGGATATTCCCAGGAAAAATGTGGTTTGGGGAAATGCGATTGGATGGAGTATCTCAAAGAGACCGCCGCCGACGTTGCGCCGGTGGTGCATGGGCGGTGGGCGCATCTTGGCGGAGACGAGTGGTGCTGCTCTGCGTGTGGATTTGTTATCACCACTGAGGGCAGTTGGGATAAGCCAACTAAAAAATATTGTGAGGATTGCGGCGCGAGAATGGACGGTGACGACGATGCCAAAGCGGATTAACCCGCGCCGGAGACCGGCGACGATGGCAGACGTGCAGCGCGCAAAGGATACGGCGACGGCGGATGCCTGCCGGGTGACGCTGGCGATCTTTTTCACGGCGCTGCTAGACAAAGAAGGCATGGAAGCCGAGCAGCTGCAGCGCATCTGGCGCGAAGTAGAGGCGCTGAGCGAGAGCGTGCGCGATGGCTATGTATCAGCGCCCGACCTGATCCGCGTTCTGCGGGAAGAGTACGAGATCGACATTGTAGGAGGGTGAAGCCATGCGCAGAAAACCGCTCGCGCCGCTTACGCCGGAACAGCAGCAGCTCGCGGCTGACAACGAGCGTCTGATCTATCTTGCGATCCACCGCTACGCGCCGGACGAGGACGCCGATGAGCTGTATGGGCACGCTGCCGAGGGCTTGCTCCGAGCCGCAAGTACATACGATCCAACGCGCGGAAAGTTTTCCACACACGCTATGTGGTGCATTCGCAGCGAGATCGCGCACCGCAAGAAGTACGCGCAGCAGCGCAAGCGGTCCGGTATGCTTATTTTGTACACGGACGATAATGACACAGCGTTTGACAGCGCCGGTAAGTACGATCACACGCAGCGCGGTGCAGTCAAGCCAAAGGATCGACCGCACAAAGATTTCGACGATTCCGCGGCGGATATCAGCTGTTTTCTGGACTGTCTCACGCCGGTGCAGCGTCAGACCGTGTGCCTGCGCATGGCAGGGTATACCTACGCAGACATTGCCGACATCCGCGGCGTAAAACCGCCGGCGGCTTATCAGGCTGCGCAGTTTGCCGCAAATCGATGGCTGGAATATAACGACACCGGCGATGCCGGAACATCTGAAAACAGGAGGAAATAACAATGGAAGCAAACGCAATGTGGGAAGGCGTGCGCAACGACGCGCGCAACGAGCTCCGCCTCAGCATCCTGACGGATGCGATCTTCAACGCCGCCCGGCTGAACTACAGTGGCGAAAAGCTCGCCTTTGACGATGACGAGCTTTGTACCGTGCTTCGGGCAATGTACCCGGATGACTACGACGGCGTGCTTGGAAATCTGCAAGCGCTCAAAGCGGAAGAGGAGGCAAAGGACGGTGACGCATTTTGACCCGTGCCGAAATTCTGAAGGCCGCAGAGCGCTGCGTCTGTACCGACCGAAATCAGCAGTACGGTGAGCCGGAGGACAATTTCCGCACAATCTCCATGCTTTGGAGCGTTTACCTCTGTGCGCGCGGCATGGATCAGCCGCTCGGTGCAGCCGATGTCGGCGCAATGATGGCGCTGTTCAAGCTCGGCCGCATCGCAACCGGAGGCGATAAAGCGGATAACTTCATCGACCTCGCCGGATATGCCGCCTGTGCCGGGGAAATTTCAACGGAGAGCGGGCGCGACCGCAAAGACGTGAAATGTAGCGCGGAGAATAAAAGCCGCGCAGAGACGCAAAAAACAGTCTCAGCAGAAAAAGCACCGCACAAGACCACGTTCGCAGAGAACAAAAATGTTCGCATGGCGCGCGGCCTCGACGGGCGGTATATCGTCACGACCGGCTGCACGGTGATGGAAGCTCCGAGCCTCGCGGAAGCGATGCGCATCATCGCGGAGTATGAGCATACCGGATCGTAAACGAAAGCACATAAAGCAAAGCAGCACGCAGGATATGCGTGCTGCTTTCTTGTTGTGTGTTTGTCACGAGAAGAGCTTCCAGAGCTGGTTGAACTGCTTCGCGGTATAGCCGTTTTGCATCGCCCACGCATACAAATCTGCTTTCTTGTACTTCCGCTGGCTGGTTCCCGGCTTCGTCGCGTACTTTGCCTGATAAAAGTCCACGATCTGCTTCAGCTCGTACCCGCCGTTGTATGCGGTCTCGAACTTATCCTGTGTGCCCTCGCTGAGCTGCTGCGCCATGATGTTGAGCATGAGATTGTCGCCGCCGCGCTTGTTCCCGGCGGTTTTCAGGACAGACTGCAGCACATTGCCGGTTTTCGTGCGCTTGTCCTCCGGCAGCGCGTCCTTTGCCGTGCCGAGCATCGCCTTGTATACGGCGTTCTCGCCGATCGTGCCCGTGCTTTTCGTCGTCCAAGCCGGAGTGTCGCCGCCGTCGAGCTTCGCCTTCTTCTTGCCGGCCGATGTTGCGACTTCCAACAGGTTTTGAATCGCGGCCGCTTTCTCCGCGTCGCTCGACTGCTTGTATACCGAACTCCGAATGACTTTCTGAATGTTGTCATAGGCCGTCTGGCCATATGCCATCTGGTACTGCCGCCTCTCGTCCTGATCCAGCGACACTTTTTCGCCGTCTCTGTTTCCACTGTTTGGCGCTTTCTTCTCCGGATATTTTATGTCGATGTTCTCGCCAAGCCGGTACAGCTCTTGGTTCACGGCGCTCGTCCGGTACTTCGTCACGCTGCCGGGATTCAGTGTCGCGTTCAGGAAGTTTTCTGCTGCCGTGCCGGTGTATTTCTTCTCCTGCCCCCAGTTGTCCAGCGCAGCCGGAAGCGTTTCCCGAAGCCCCGGGATCTTGCTCTTCATCGCGCTCAGACTGTTTTCCCACACGGTGTCGCCGTTGTAGGTGTCGCGCACCGTCCCGTCAACCCCCTGCGCCACGCCGGACACGACGTTTGGCACAAAGCTGGTTGCCTGAGACGCGCCATAGCGGAACGTCGCGTCCGCAAGCTTGCCGCCCGTGGTGTCCGCTTTGGAGTACTTGAGGCTGTTCTCAATCTCCTGAAACTGCGACATAGCGGGCAGATCCATCACGCTCTGAAAAGCAGATTCCAGATTGCCGCCCGCAACGTTTGCAAACGTCAGGCCCTCGTCCTTGTAGCAGTCTGCCAGCAGTGCGCCATAGGTCATCTGCGCGTTGATCGGGTCGAGGAAGCCGATAGATACCAGGTCGTCCCCGTCGCGCCACTCCGTGCTTTCTCCGGCAATCCACCGGTTGAGTGCACTAAGGTTAAGCTGCGTGCCGCTCACGCCCTCGGACTTTTCGAGCGCTTCCTTGTCCTTGTCGTCGTCTCCGGCGACGTTCATGATACCGGCCCCGGCAAGCACGGCAAAAAATGCGATGCCCATCGTGCCGTTGAACGCGCGGCCGAAATCCGTCACAGCCTTCGCCTGTTCGGATGCGGTCAGCGTTCCGGCCTTTGCCTTGTTTAAGACTTTGACGACCTCCGCACCGGCGTTAATAAACCCGGCAGGGGAGTATTGAATCGCTGCGCTCGCAATGTTGCCGGGCACGTTTGTGAATGGCAGGATGAGATCGCCCACTCCGAAGCTGCCGCCGCGCTTGTCCTTAATGCTAAATACGTTCAGCGCTCTCCGCACGACACCCGTCGCCTGCGCGAGCTTGCCTTCGTTCTGGAACGTGCGTTCCCTTGCGATTTCCTCCGCGCGGCCGTCAAGCGCGCCTTTTGCCACCTTGCCCTTAGCTTCCAGCGCGTCAATTCCGCGCTGCGCTTCCGCCTGAATACCGCCTTTTTGCATCTGGTCAGTCGTGACCATGGCATAGTTGCTGTATTTTTCCCACGTGGAGAGAAACCGCTCCAGAAAGTTGCCGGTCATCTTGAACGACCTGCTGCCGCCGGTTTCGTATTTGCCCTGCGCGTTGGAAACGCTTGCGTCAAGGCCGGTTTCAATGTACGACTTGAGCGTTGCCTCGCCCATGCCTTTTCGTTTCGTCTTGGAGAAATAGCTCTTATCCGCAGCTACGGAGCGTGTGCCGGTGTATTTCGAAAGCAGCATGTCCAGCCCGACGCCGATGTTGTTTGACACGGCCTCTACCGGGTCATACACCATATTGCCGACAAGGTTTCTGCCAGGCGTCGCCGGTTTCGAGAGCATGGACAGATAACGATAGGCTTTGATCTGTTCGAGCGTGGACGGTTTCGCGTAGTCATACGCAATGCCGCGCACCTGGCTTGCGGCAACGTCACGCAGAAACGCTTCGCCACCCGGCAGTTTCTTTGCCTGCTCAAGCGCCTTTTCCATTGTTCTGCCCATCTTGTTCGACCACAGGCCGTTTGTGCGCCGCTCCGTGCTCATGCCTTTGATGAGGTCAACCACGCCGTCCACGTCGCCTTTTTCGATGCTGCGCAGCTTCTCTGCATTCTGGCTTACGCTGTCGAGAATCTTCTTGCGCTGCTCGTCCGACATTTTGCGCGTGCGCTCGCTGTCGCTCAGCAGTTGGATCGCGTCCGCTTCCATTAGCGCCGGGTCAGACGCGAACTGCCGCCGCTGCCGCAGCGCCTGACCGGCTTCCGTGCCGTGCGCATCCCATTCTTTCATGAGCTTTGCCACTTCGGCGTATGCATCTTTGCTGCCGCTCTCGCGCGCCTTGGCCACTTCTTTGACGATGATCTTGTGTGCAAGCACCGTGTCGGTGTCGTCCCAGTCCTGCTTTGTGCCGAACAAGTCTGCCTTTTCGCCCTCGTAGTCCGATTCAAAGCGCTCCTGCGCCTTCGCGTTTACCTCTTCGTCATGGTTGACTTTGTGCGTCCGGTCTTCCGGCCTCAGCCCTTGCATTGCACGCTCGTCGTCGGTGAGCACGCCGTCGGTCGAGTGCGTCTGTGTCCGCGCTTCGTCATAGCCAAACTCCGCGGATTTTGCGCCCTGTCCTTCCGGCAACGTTCCGCGCTGCCCGGCATCCGTCTCTGCCTCTCGCTGCTGCACGTCTGCAAAATTGTCACTGTTTTGTGCCTCAACCGCGTTTTCGGCGCTTTCATTCACAATTTCACCCGTTTTTTGTGACTGTTCTTCGCTCTTCGCGGTCTCACCGGTGATGTTCTGCGTCAGCGCCACGCGCTTGATCTGCGCGCGCTGGTCGGCCTTCGTTCCGGTCAACGTTTCGCCGGTCTGGCGTTCAAACTCCGTGCGCAGCCCAGCGTCAGCGAGCACGCGGTTCGCCTCGCTGTTCGAGATAATTCCCTTTTTCAGCAGCGTGCGCACAGTCGCCTGACTGTCTTCGACCTGTGCGGTCTCGACCGGTGCGGCCTCTGCCTGTGCTTCTGCGGCGATATTTTCCGCCTCTGCCGGTTTCGCGCTTGCTTCTGCGTTTACGCTTGCGGCCGGTTCTCCGGCGCGCAGAGCGGCATTTTTCTGCGCGTCTATGCCCTTGGCGATGCCCGCCGCCGTGCCGAATGTAGACAGCACCGCGCCGATCATCGCGTCATACGCAGACTGCGCAAGCATTTCCTTCGCGCCTTCTGCCGTCGTGTAGCTCGATTTTGCCGCAGCGCCCTTGTCGTAGATCGCGCGGATCGCCGGGTTCAGGATGTCGGCCACGGCTTCCTCTGCGCCCTCGCCGACAGCGTTTGTCAGCGCGCGCACAACACTGCGCCCGGCATCCGTTTTTGCCAGTTTTCCGATGAGCTTTTCCGCCACGTCGTCCGCAGCACCGCCGCCGAACAGCTTGCCCACGTCGAAGATTTTCTCCGTCAGAACGTCAACGGCAGCGGCCGCAGCGCCGTATGCAACCTGTTCGCCCTCGCTCGCGCCGTCAAGACGTGCCTCACGCGACCCGCTGCCATAGGAGCGCAGGCCCATGTTTGCCAGACCCACGCCGGGCAGCAGCGCATTGAGCGCCATGTCCGCGCCGAGCTGAAGGCCACCGCTTGCAATGTCCACAAACGCGCCCGCGGCTTTGCTGCCACCGAGGTTATCTTTCGCCTTTTCGGATGCTTCTGCCGCCGCTGCCGCCGCTTTGTCTGCCTTGGCGTAGATGCTTTCCTGGTTGCGCTTCCGCGCGGCCTCCGCCTTGTCCTTGTCCTCCTGAGGCACGGCGTTGTCCGCGACGGTCACGCCCATGATCTGTGTTCCGCTGCGCTTGTTGAGAAATGTTCCGGCCGCGTTTTCGTAGGCGCTCTTCGCGCCCTCGTAGGCAGACTTTGCGATGTTTCCGCCAGCTTCCGCCGTCTTGCTCTCCTGCATATTGCTCTTGCGGTAATCATCCGAGATTGCCTGATTCGTCAGGGCAAGCGGCGTTGTCGTGTCCGCGCTGTAACCGGCGTCGCCGAAAGCGTTAAGCAGCTTCTCCCAGAAGCTGATGTTCTCTTTCTTCTTCTGCGGCACAGGTTCAGAGATCGGTTTGGTGACAGGTTTCTGCTTGGCAGCAGTGTCTTGCGTCGCCGTCTGACCCCACACCTTATCCATTTTGTATTTTGAGCCGCCGTAAGCCTTCTTGCCGTACTCTCTGTCAATTTTCTCCCGGCTGCTCTTTGCGTACTGTTTCAGAAAGTCAGATGCCATGGTCAGTTACCTTTCCTTAGTTTGCGTTTCGGTAGGTATAAGTACCGTTGCCGTTGACGACCTCTTTCACCTTTCCAGAGTTCACGAGTGCTTCCAGTTCACTTGGTGTCACGCGCCCATAGCCGCGCACCATCACCCAGCCGGGACCGTTCGCGTTCGTGATGTAGCTGTTTTCGTGGTAATCTGCGGCGCTTTTTGGTTTGGTTTTCGGGTCTCTGGCCGAAGGGACCGTGTTGTCGTCACCACCGCCACCACCGCTACCGCCGCCGCCCGTCCTGCGGTTTGATGCCGTGTAGCTCGCCGGATATGCGCCTGTGCGCTCGTAGTAGAGCTTCGGGTTCTGCGCACCCCACACTTTCTGCATCGCGTCGATCTGATCCTGCGAATAGCCGAGCGCGGCATAACCGCTGAAATCGCCGTACTTGGCGAGTGTCGCGGCCTGCTGTTCGAGCCGACTGTGCTCGTTTTCCGCGAGCGTCGTGTCCACGCTCAGCTGCTTGACCGCCGTGTTGACGATGGAGTTATCCACACGCTGCGCCTCGGTATAGAGTGCCTTCGCGCGTGCCGCGTCGTTCTCGCTGATCGCCTGTGCGACCGCGTTCTGATACGCCGTCTTTACCTTCTGCCGCTGCGCTTCGAGGGCGGACATCGCGTCTGCCTCTGCGGACGATACTTTACCCATAGCGGCATTGCGGCTGTTCTGCTGCGAGAGCGCGAGCTGGCTGCCCGCGCCGACATTGATGCCGCTGCCCGCCGACTGTTCGTTTAGGTTTGCGCGGGAAATGTCCGCCTGCGTCGATACCTGCCGCCGCGCCTCGTTGTACGTCTGCGGGATCTTTGCGGCCTGCGCGTCATAGTCCGCCATGTTCTGGTCGTAGGCCGCTTTCAGCGCGTCGGTCTTTGCCTTCTGCTGTGCATCGTAGATCTTGTTGATGCTCTCGCTCTGGTCTTTTGCTTCCGGCAGGACGGTGTTGTTTCCAACGATCTTGAAGCCGCTGCCGTCCGCGCCGCCGCTGTAGCCGTACTTCTTGCGGATAAGCTCTGCCTGCTCGTGCGCCTCATTCATGCCGCCCTGATTTCCGGCCTGATGTGCAGCCTTCCACTGCTCACTGAGCGCGGCAATTTTCTGCTTGTCGGCGCTGTTTATGATTGCGTCGTTGTATGCCATCGTGTCACCTCATCACTTGATAGGGAAGAGGGGACACCGCCGCGCCCGGCAGCGTCCCCCGTGTCGATTGTTATTTATGTTCGAGCAACTGTAGCCGCGCCTCGTGGTCGTTGAGCGTGTCCTCGCTGCGCTCGATCTTGTCCCACATCTCGTTGTGCTCCTTGGCGTTTCCGGCGTCCATGCGGTCAATGCGCGCCGTCAGTGCCACGACTGCGTCCGTGTTTCGCTGGATGATGGTGCTCATCCGCCAGCACGCGCCGATCAGCGTCAGCACAAACGCCGCCGCCGAGATCAGGTTTGCAACGGTAACTGTCATCGTTAGCCTTCCTTTCTAGGCTCCTCGTAAGTAAGCGCCTGCGCACTGTCAGAGCTGCCTGCCGTCGTTGGGTCGTTCACCACGCCAAGGATGGACAGCAGCGCGAACACTGCGTTGATGATTGCTGCAAGCTGCTGATTCAAAACACCAAAATCCCACTTGTAGCCGAACGGGGCGGCCACCACCTGCACCAGCAGAAGCAGCGCCGGGATCAGCGCCAGCCAGAAGTTCTTATTGCGAATACGTACTTTCCAGTTAATGTTCATAGGTACTACCCCTCCATCACTTGTTTTCGTCCATCATCCGCTGGCACACGATCATCGTGCGCAGCATATCCATTGATACGTCCAGCTCGCCGTGCGCATTGCCTTTCAGTGCACCGCGGTCGATCAGCCGCTGCGTCTCCTCGCGCGCCCAGCCGGGCACGTCGTCGATCGTGGCATATCTGGGGCTGCGCGCGTCCGCGTACCGCTTGCCGATCACCATGCCGCGGATCATATCCCGCGACAGGTCAATGCATCCGTGCTCGTCACCCTGCAGCGCGCCCGCGTCCATCAGCATGCGCACCGTGTCCTGCGCCCAATCGGGCACGTCGTCGATCGTGTTGTACCTCACCATGTCATCCTCATCCTCCTCGTCTGTAGTAGTGTTTTTCGGCGTCAGCATATCCTTAAACGCCGCCCACTGCGCCGGGTCATCCACCCACGGCATGGGGCAGCGCTTGCCCGTCACGTCGTAGTGCCGCACAACGTGCTCCGTGTCGATGCCATAGCGCTGCATAATGTCTTTTGCCAAGGCCGCGGCGTTTGCCACGGTCTCCGGCAGGATGTAGTAGCTGCCGTCGGCGCGCTTGCGGCTGCACATCTCAATGCCGATGCTGTTGGCATTGCGGCACTCGGGGTGCCAGTACGCCCGCGCGCCGCAGTGCCACGCCGTGTCGCACTCGCGCACGGACTGCATCGCGCCGTGCTCGTCGCAAAAATAGTGCGCGCTGGCCTGCAGGCCGCCCACACGGTGGTAGTAGTCGCAGTTGTTTTTTGCCGTGTCGCCGTTGTTTGCCGTGTAGTGCATCACGATGTACCGCACCGGCTGCGTGCGCCCGGCGCGGTAATTTGACGGATCGCAAGAAACAAATTCCATCAGCTGTTACCTCCTTCATCTCTGCATCTCATCAATCCGATGCTGTAGGGCATCCTGTAAAATCAACAAGAGGCTCTTTTGAGACTTATATGATTTCTTCGTTTGTAGTAACAATTACATTTTCCAGCGTGTCGTAGAGCACGATTGAAAAATAGGCTGCGCCATTTGAACTGTCGAATTTAAAATCGGCAACTCCAGAGACGAAAAGTCAAGGACTTTTTCATCAAATTCAAAAAGAAGTTACATTTTGCGGACTTCCTCACGAAGCAGACGCTTGATTTTGTCCTCCATCGTCTCTTTGGCGGTCTGGCTGAAATGGACACGGACGATATAGGTTGTCTTGCCGATCTGCTTTCTGACAGTCGGGCAAGGGGTGCTGTTGGTTGCGGTATTGTTCATTCAAAATCCTCCTGTAAATGAAAAATGCCCGGTGACTGTTCATCATCGGGCGGTGT